ACACTCAAGCAAATTTTTTCGCAACAGAAGCATGTTGCAATTCAGTTGGGGGATATATAAACCCAGCCTCAGAAAATACGACTGTGTATACAGGGTTGGTGTGCTATGTTTGCTTTACAGAACCAATGGGTGGATAATAAAAAATAATTATGAAAGTATACAGTAAAAAAGGATTAAAAAGTGGCATATCAGGAAAGGTAGGTGGTGCTAAAGTACCTATCAGAAAAGGAAGTAATTCAGACCGATATGGTCAGGGAATTGTACAGCCTATTAATGACGATATGCTTATTCAGTTTAAATCTACACAAGTAGGTTTCCCTAATGTAAACGGTGAAGCGCATAGAATGGTTTTAATGGGCTATACTACTGGCAATACAAGGGGATATGCTTATGCAGAAGGCAACACAAAAGCAAATAGAATAAAGCTATCATCAGGTACTACAATGCTTATAAGAGTTAGTGGAACAGCATCAGTAGTTGGTGGTACAAGTGCAACATATACATTAGGACACACAGAGGGGTTTTCTTATAATACTGCATTTACTTGTCATAGTGGAAATATAACACAAATAGACACACCAGGTGGCAAGACTCTATTCACTTTAAAAAATGGTGGTGTAACAAATTGCACTCTTTACATATCTACATCAAATGATGAAATAACCTTTGGGTTAGATGATGCACAGACAGACACCAACAGAGTATGGGTATTGACAGCAGATATTGAGATTCAACGTATTCAGGGTATCACCTATGAGTTTGGAGCTAATTATGCTTTATACCAAAATGCAGATAATATACAACTACAAAACAATCAGAATTTAATATGGAATTAAAAAGATATATAGAATCTATAACTAAAGTGGTAATACCTACAATTGACCACTTACAGTTGAAAGAATATAAAAACAAAGAATTAGATTTTGCTTATGGTATGGAAGAATACCATTCAAGCTTTAGAAGAATGTTTAAACAAATAATTAGAGTCCTATGGCGGTAGAAAAAACTATAAAAATAAAAGCTGATACATCTGAAGCGGTTACTAATGTAGAGCAGTTAAATACAGAAATAAACGCTACAGATGAAGCTACAGTTGCGGCAGAATCAGGTTTTGTGGCCTTAACTGGTACAATAAATGCCGCAGGATTAGCATTTAAGGCATTAGGGGTAGGGTTAATTGTTTCTGCTTTTATTCAGCTAAAAGAGTTGTTGGGGCAGAATCAGGTTGTAATGGATAAACTTTCTATAGCAGGTGAAACGGTAGGGGCTGTTTTTCAAAAAATAATACAGGCAGCAGTAGAGGTAGGTCAGAAATTAACGTCCGCTTTCACTGACCCTAAACAAGCTATAAAGGATTTATGGACTGCATTAAAGCAAAACATTGTTAATAGGGTAGAAGGCATGATTGACCTTTTTGGTGCTTTTGGTAGGATAATAAAAGGGGTCTTTACTATGAATTTAGGCTTAATTAAAGAAGGTACTGAAGAAGCCTCAGTTGCTTTTGTGCAAATGAATACAGGTCTTGATGCAATACAACAAAGCAAGGCTGCTGAAACCATGAGTAATATTTGGCAAGAAACTAAAAAAGCTACTAAAGAAGCGAACGAATATGGTAAAGCTATTACCAATTTAAGAAAGGAAGTTAAGTTAGCAGAAGCCAACCAAAGGCAATTACAGCTAACCTATCAAAGAGATGCAGAAATACAAAGGCAAATAAGAGATGATGTTTCTAGAACAATTGAAGAAAGAATTGAAGCTAATGAAGAATTAGGAAGGGTATTACAAAAACAATTTGAAGAAGAAAAAGCATTGGCGCAAAAGAAGATTGATTTAGCCCAAATGGAATTTGACCAAAATAAGGGTAATGTTGATTTAGAAGTTGCTTTGATAAATGCAAAAACAGAAATGGCTGACCTTGAAGAAAGAATTACAGGTCAAAAATCAGAGCAAATGACTAACTTAAATGCTTTAGCGAAAGAACAAACTGATGCTGAGTTGGCAGCGTTGAAGAAAATAGCTGATACCAAGAAAGCAAAAGATCAAAAGGAGGAGGAAGATGCTAAAAAATTGGCAGCACATAAAGAGCAAGTAATAAAAGATTCTGTTTCAGCAGTTGTGGGGCTACTAGGTAAAGAAAGCAAAGCAGGAAAAGCCATATTAATAGGTCAAGCATTAAGAGATACTTATGCTGGTGTGAATAAAGCTATAGGACAGGGTGGTTTCTTAGGTTTTTTACAAGCAGGCGCAATACTAGCTACTGGTTTATCTAATGTTGCAAAAATTAAAAGCACAGGTGATGATGGTAGTGGTGGGGGTGGAAGTAGTCCTTCACCGCCTGCTATGGCTGATGGACCTTCTGGAATGAGTTTAAACGCCCCAAATATAGAATCTATACTTGGTGGGGGTGGTGATGGAGCAACGCCACCAGTTCAAGCATATGTAGTAGAAAATGATATTAGCAATGCACAAGCATTACAAGAAGAACTAGAAACTCAAGCTACATTATAAACAAAAAATTAAATTTTATACTTATAGATAGTTATGGCAAAAAAGAAAAAACTTATAGAACTCATTATAGATGAAACAGCAGACCACTTTGGCGTTGATGCAATATCCATTGTAAAATTCCCAGCCATTGAGGAAAACTTTGTTTATTTCAATAATGACTTTTTATCACTTGCAAAAGTAGATGAAGAAAAGAAACAATTAATTGGTGCAATACTAATTCCTGATAAAAAAATCCCTAGACTAGACAAGGAAACTAATGAGGAGTACGAAGTATTTTTTACTAAAGAAACTATTAAACAAGCACAGAAGCTGTTTATGCTTAATCTAAACAACAATAACCATACCTTTGAACACAAAGTGCCAGTTCAAGGTTTAACGGTTGTAGAATCGTGGATTAAAGAAGATAAAAAATATGACAAGTCCAATATGTTTGGTTTTAGGAACTTACCATTAGGGACGTGGTTCGTGCAAGTAAGCGCAGAAAACAATCCTGAGATATGGGATGCTATTAAGAATAAAGAGGTTCGTGGATTTTCCATAGAAGGATATTTCACAGACAAGCTAATAGAAGCATCTAAAGAAGTAGATATTCTTGATGAAGTTTGTGAAGATTGTCCAGATGAAGTAATGCTTGGTAAAATAAAAGACGTTATTCTACAAAACGAATTGCGCCCTGTTGGAGCTTTAGATGGTGAACCTTTGTTTAGAACTAAAGAAGAAGCGCAGTTATATGCAGAAATGTTTAAATTTTGTAATGGTAGCCATGTTCATATTGTAGATGGTGAAAAATTATTTATGCCCTGTGATGACCATGCTTCCGCAACTACTAAAGAAGCTGAATATTCAAAAAATGGTAAAAGAAAATACAAGCGTAAATATAAAATGCTTGAGTATGTTGCTTATGCAAAGCGTAAAGCTATGTTAAAATATTCATGGGACGAATGTATGCGTGATCAAATGAAGGAATATGGCAATAAAGAAACTGCTGCTAAAGTCTGTGCAGCCATTAAAAACAAGACAGTTAGACGCTAAAGAAATAAACAATAAATAACCTTTTATACTTATATATATATGGGAACACTAGAAACAATACTAAACTTATTAAAAATGAAAAATGAACCAAAATCTTATAGCGTCAAAATGTACGCTGAAATGAAATTAGATGACGGTCGTACACTTGCTACAGAAGATGAGCAGTTTATGATTGGGTCTAAGGTCTTTGCTATTGGCGAAGATGGCGAAGCTACTCCATTAGAAGCGGGAAGCTATAAAATGGAAAATGGTAATGAAATGACTATTGGTGATTCATCTGAAATCCTAGATTTAGGCGAAGAAAAAGAAGCTGAAGATGTTGAAGCATCTGAAGAAGAACTTTCTGAAGAACCTAAAGAAGAAGAATTAGCTGAAGAATCAGAAGCAGAAGAAACTGATTGGGCTAAGACTTTTGAGGAAATGAAAGATAGAGTTGCTGAATTAGAAAAAGCTGTATTCGGTGAAAAAGCTGAAGAAGAAACAGAAGCTTTATCTAAAGAAGAAGAAAAAACTGAAATGAGTTCAGAAGTTATCGGTGAACTTATAACACAGATTGAAGAATTAAAAGGTAAGATAGTAGAATTAAGTGGCGAACCTGCTACGGAAGGTATTTCATACA